TTATTTACTAGATTTATAGAAATTATCAAAAGTTTTTGCTGCTTCTGAGTAACCATCTTCAGTGATATGTGCATACGTATTTAATGTAACTTTAATATCTGAATGTCCTAAAATGTTTTGAATGACTTTTACATTAATACCTTGTTCGAGAAGGAAGCTTGCAGCAGAATGACGCAAATCATGAAATGATATTTTAGTAAGATCGTTATTTTCTTCTTTCTCTAAAAATCGATTAAACATTCTAGTGACAGAAGCGGGGGTAAAAGGGGTGCCGTCGTCATGACTAAAAATTAATATAACAGTTTTACCATCTAAATCTTTTGTCCCTTTCCACAACAAACCTAATTTATCTTTGTTTTTTTGCTTTTCTTTTGCAAGTTCTTTAATTTCTTCCATCAGTCCAGCAGGAGCGGGGACAATTCTTTTTCGCTTATTTTTAGTTTCATCTAGCTTTATACCTTCACTAGCACTCTTTATAACTGCTCTATAAACGTTAATTGTATTTTTATTGTAATTCATATCTTTAGTTGTTAAACCGATGACTTCGCCACGTCTAAGACCGCAGTATAGCGCTAATTTAATTATTACTTGTTGATATTTTTGTAATATCTTAATGCGATCAATCAACAATTCTATTTCTCGCTTATTATATATGTTTTTTTCGGGAACTTTATAGGCAGGTTTTTTCACTGACAAAGATACATCTGTTTCAGTAATTCCCCACAATGTAGCATATTTAAATAAACTTCTAATAACACGATGATGTCCCTCTAAAGCGCTTGGACTAACTCCTTTTTTTTGCACCTCATGAAAGTAGTCGAGCAACTGCATAGTTGTAATTTTACTTATTTTTTTTCTCTCAAAATAAGGTATAATCCAGTTGTCGAGAAAGAGATTATACTTATCAATAGTATTTCCTTTTAACTCTCTTTTGGCATAATTTATGCGCCATTTCTCCACAAAGTCAATAAATCGCATATCTTTTATTTCCGTGTAATCGCTTGAATAAACATAAGCTTCAAAATTAGAAAGTTCTAGTTTTAACGCTTTTACTGTTTTAGCTGTGACGTTTTTTGTTTTGCGTATTTGTTTGCCTCTCGCGTCATAGCCTTTCGAAACTCGCAACTCGTATTTATTATTTCCTAAAGATACATAACTAGCCATATTAATCTCCTTTCGCACATACGTTCTTTTTTCGATAAAAAGAAAAGCCCAGAGGCTCTCTTTATTTTACATATTTAACAAATCTTTCAAGTTTCACTATATCTTTTGATGTAATGTTTAATTCTGTTACTAAATCAATATCTTTTGTTTTATTATAAAAGTAAAAAATTGCTTTGGATTTATTTTCAATTTGCGTTGAAGTACTATTTGTTTTACCACTACTACCTGCTACTGCACCTACTACAGTCCCCGCGCCTCCACCAACAAGCCCACCAACAACTCCACCAGCTATAGTTTTCCCAGCTTTACTATTAGTTTTAGTGTGAGTATTGTAGGTCGCGCCTAACCACTTATAATCAACGAAATAAAATTCGTCGTTTGTCACAAGACCATTTTTTGATAAAAAAATTATCTTGTTTGAAGGGATTAATTGAATCATGTTGTAATTTGTTCCAGCTGCGCTTTTAATTTGAAAACCTAAATCTTGTTGAGCTAAACCAAAGTTCAGTTTAATCTGAGGTGAATTTTCAGGAATTGTTTTTGTATCAAACTTTACGTATGTGCCTTTTTTTCTCTTTATTCTTAAAGCAAGCCAGATGAAAAGAGCGGCAAATGCAAATTCAACTAAAGCTATTCCTGGTAGTTGTGAGGCAGCTAAAATAATAATGCCAATAAAAATAAATAAACCAGCTAGTACAAATAAAGCTATCATCCCGTAATCTCCCTTTTTTATGTACCAACCCGCGGCCGCGAACTGGTTACATAGTTATATTTTATTCAAAAGCCTTGCGATGTCTTCCAATTTTTCGCTTCGACTTAATCTACTATCAATAACTATGAAAATTTCTTTTTTTAAAGTGAATGAACAAGAAGTGAATTCGTGTTCTAGTATCACTATATCATGTTGTACGTTCAGTTCATCTAAAGTTTTCATGTATTTATACCCCGTTGTATTTTATTGCAACGTTGCACTTATATTATACATAATTTTTATAAGAAATATCACGTTTTCACAGAAAGTTAATAATCAATAGCAATAACTAGTAAATAAATTACAAGTCAAGTAGTTCGAGAATAAATAAATTATTAAACTAGTTATTTTTTTGTTGCTCGTAAAATTCAATGAATGACTTAACTGCTTTGACTGCTTCCGCATCATTCATTACACGAGCTGCAACAGCTTTAAAATCTTCGTTCTCTTCAACAAATTTATCAACTGCTTCATCTTCTTTTGAAGCTATTTCCGTAATATTTATTTCTCTTTCATTTGTATGTTCTTTTCTTTTTTCTTCTATATAAGCGAGTATCTCTTTTATATCTTCTTCTGTTGCGTTTGAATCAATGTGTGCTGCGATTGTGTCAGCGAGATTATTATCGTCTCTTCCTAATAAATAATCAGTAGATACATTAAAAAATTCAGCTATTTTCAGTAATGTTTGATAGTCAGGCTCTCTTGTTCCTTGTTCATAATTAGCTACTTGACCTCTAGAAAAACCAAGTTCGTCCGCTAATTTGTATTGTGAAAAACCTTTTTTCTTTCGCAACTCAGATAATCTTTTACTAAACATTTCTAACACCTACGCTTTCTATATGTATATTATAAGAAACAATTAGTTTCCAGTCCATTAATTCTTCAATGTAGAAACAAAAAGTTTCCGAAAAGCTTGACAGAAACATATTGTTTCTGATATAGTGTATTTATAGAGAAACAAAACGTTTCTTTTGGGGGTGAAAAAATGAGAAACAGGCTTATTGAGCTAAGGAAATCAAAAACAAGACGGGAGGTATCGAAAGATTTAAATATAACACCTCAAATGTTAGGGGCAATTGAGAGAGGAGACCGGACTCCCTCGTTAAAACTAGCTAACAAAATCGCAAACTATTATGATGTGCCAATTGAAGATATTTTTTTTGATAATAAAGACACGTTATGTGTCTGAATTGGACGGAAAACAAAACAGGAGGCTAGAAAATGAGGAAAATTGCATTTACAAACTCTTTCCTAACTAAGAGAAATAGAAAAGAGTCAGTACTCACCATTGAATTAAGTATAACCGGAGAAGATTTTAGTGATTTAAGTATTTTGCCGGAACTTTATTCAGAAATTAATTCATTAGTTAATAGATTATCGGAAAAAACTAACGGCGATTTGGGCAAAAGAAAATAAAGTTTGGATTGGATTATTTTTAACTTCTTCTTTTGCTTTAGACCACACAGAGTCATCTTTAACAGAATTTATGAATTGGTCTCCAGATACTGTTAGAAAACGGATAATGTAGTCGTAATTACCGTCCATGTTACCAGTTGGATAATCACCAACTGCAAGACCTTCATACAGAATTAATGATACCGCATTAGCAAGTTCATGAAAAGAGTACTTGTCACCAAGGCTTTCAGTGAAAAAGTCACTATGTAAATCGCCATATTCTTCTTGATCGCGCACTGACAACAAAACATCTCGAATACAATCATAGTTAATTTTCATAATATCACCTCCAATCAAACTAATTATAGCAGATTGGAGAGTAACTAAAACAGGGGGCTAGAAAATGAACAGAAGATATCTGAGCAACAAAAGAAGTGAACAGAAAGATTGTGTTTTTAAAACCAAAGACATACCACCAGAAAACTTAAAATCATTAAATATTAAGATGCAAGGAGATAGAAACTGTTGTTATGGAGTATTAGAAATCAATGGAAAACAATTAAGAAAAGGGATTACAGCGGTCAAGTTAGATTTAAAAGCAGGATCATTACCAGTTGTACAAGTGGAATATCACCCATTCACAATCAGCGAAGAAATGCGAAGACTGTTATGGTCTGGAAAATACTAAAAACCATAATTTAGGAGGAAGAAAAATGATTATTATCGAAGAATTCAAAGAATATGCTATCAACAACAAAAATGAAAATTTTTTTAACGAACAGATATTATACAAATTCCCTAATAATTATGGGGCGAGCGTTGTTTCAGGTCCTTTTACATATGGGCTAGAATTAGCGGTTATATTTTTCTCAAACGAAAATTGGGATATTGATTACGATACGCCGGTAACTAATGACGTTTTAGGACATTTAAACAAAGAAAGTTTAAAACAAGCTTTAGAAGACATATATAATTTACCAGTTAAATAGGAGGTATGTAAAATGTCAAATTTACAAGTAATTGCAAATGATATGTTGCCAGTTTTAGAAAATGAAAAAGGCGAAAAATTTGTAAACGCTAGAACGTTACACGAAAAATTAATGACTACAACGAAATTTGCTGATTGGATTAAAAGACGAATTCGTCAATATGGGTTTGTAGAAAATGAAGACTTTTTCTCACTTCTCAAAAATGAGAAACGAGCAATCGGAGGTACTACATCAATAGATTATATATTTACTCTTGATTCTGGAAAAGAATTGGCAATGGTAGAGAATACAGAACAAGGTCGAGCAATTCGAAAATACTTCATTGAAGTAGAAAAACAAGCGAGGAAATTAGCAACTGAATATCCCGCATTTTCATACATGATAGAAGATCCAGTCGCTAGAGCTAAAAAATGGATAGAGGAACAACAAGAAAAGCAAGAGGTGTTAAAAAAACTTGAGGAACAAAAGCCGAAAGTAGTTTTTGCGGAAGCTGTACAAACGAGCGAGAACACAATTTTAGTAAAAGATTTAGCTACTATTCTAAAACAAAAAGGATTAGATATAGGGCAAAACAGACTTTTCGAATGGCTGAGAGGAAGCGGTTATTTGCTAAGTAAAGGTGCTTATTACAACAAACCATCGCAAAAGGCGATGAACTTAGGATTGTTTGAACAAAAAACACATATTCATACAGATAGAAACGGCTTAATGAAAACCACTTATACTCCACAAGTAACAGGAAAAGGACAAGTATATCTATTAAACAAGTTATTAGAAGAACACAATCAAATCGTAATTTAAGCGCCGCTACCACACGACGCTTACAGACAACTTACAGTCACAGGGGAGCGACTAACAACAGTATATAACAATAAGTTGTTAATTAATCGCTAAAAAATAAACAAAAAGGATTGAGATATTATGTTTCAAAAATCAACATCAGCAACAACCGCGATGCAAGTTTTAGCAGAAACTCGCACGCAAAAAGAGTTAGCGATAGATAGTTTTGTAACGCCAGCATTAATAAGTAATCAGCTGAAAGGAAAGCGGACGGTATCACTTGAACAAGCAGAACAGTTAATTGATAGCTATAACGAACCAGAAAGCACCTATTTATTCGCACATGAATTTAGTAACGGAATGATACCACCGCTTTTTGACGGTTTAGACAACCATCACGCTTCCTTAACTAACAGATTTGAACTAGAAGTTGAAGAAGCGGTACATGCACTAAAAAACGGCATAGAGACTATGACATTCAATTTGAGAAAAGGCGACATGTTACAGCGAGAAGCAGCTAAACAAGCTATTTCAGAAATAACAGATGTAATCGCAACAGCTTTAACTCTAAATACAAGTATAGCAAGAACATTCAATATAGATTTACAGCAAGTTTTAAGTAAACGTGATCAATATTATAAAAAGTTAGGAGTGGTTAAAAATGACGTTTAATGCAATAACAGCGCCGGAATTATTAGAAAAAATGAAGCAACAAGGTATTGAAATTAGTCGTTCTAAGCTCTACAAAATGGTTAAACAAGATGAAATTCCATACACGAAAATTGGTTCTAATCTATTTTTTGTAGAAGACCAAATTGAAGAGTGGGTAAGAAATGGCGGGACAGCTAGTCAGGCGGTAAAAGCTTGAAAGTGTTATTCAGCATCTTAGTCATAATAGCAGCGGCGTTAGCGCTAATAAACTTATGTAATTTGATTTTAATTCTGATTTTAATTTAGGAGGGCTACAACAATGACAGAAAGAGTTTTCAAAAAGACAACAAACTTCGGTGATAGCGAAATTCATACAAATAGCAGAACAAAAATGATTGCTAATCCGGCATTTCAGCGGAAAATCCCGTTAAACGAAACAGGTTGCGACAGCATGGCGGACTATATCGAAGAGCTGAAACTAAAGGGATACGAGGAGGTCACAAGATAATGGATGTATTTATGGTAATGATTTTCGTGTCGTTTATGTCTGTGATTGCAGGTTTTTGGCTGAGAGGAAGTGATAAACGTGGTTGAGAATCCGATGGTTGTTGATGATCTTTGGGACGATGGTTTTAGACATTAAAAAAGCACGCATAGCAGTGCGCGCTTTAAGGATTTGAGATATTACCTTAACAAAATTATACCTCAGGTCCATTAAAAAATCAATGGAGGTAACATATATGTGGTTTTTAACAACCTATTCAAATATCAAAGTAAAAGTGTTTGATTTTAGCGAAAGTGAAGCGGCAACCGAATTATTTAATTATCTTCGCTTCTATCAAAGTAATAAAGAAGGAAGTAAAGAATTCGACGATTTAATTAAGATATACCAGTTGTTAGTTGGAGAAGAAGGAGTGGTTAACGTATGAATGAATTAGGAATGGAATTATCTAAACAGCAGGGGAACGGAGTTATGGCTCATGCGACGGCGAGTCGTGAAATGGAGGAAGTAAAAGGGCAAATTTTTATGGCGCAAAATTTCCCCCGAAATCAATATCAAGCAGAAATCCGAATTTTAGAAGCATGTAAACGACTTAGATTAGCGGAAACTGCAATCTATCAATATCCGCGAGGTGGTCAAAAAGTAATTGGTCCATCAATTCGCTTAGCAGAAGTGTTAGCGCAGAATTGGGGAAATATTAGCTTTGGTGTTAAGGAATTAGAAAGAAACGACCACGAGTCTACAGCAATGGCTTACGCATGGGATGCTGAAACAAATACTAGAACAGAAAAAATATTCACCGTGCCACACAAACGAACAACTAAAAAAGGAACGCAGATGGTTACTGACGAACGAGATATATATGAGCTTGTAGCTAATATGGGGTCGCGCCGATTGAGAGCTTGCTTATTGAGCGTTATTCCCGGAGATATAGTAGAAGCCGCAATGCAACAATGCAATGAAACATTAAGAAATGGCGGCGGAGAAAAACCGCTTAAAGATCGCGTTGGGGCTATGTTGACTTATTTAAAAGAACAGTTCGGTGTTACTCAAAGTCAAGTCGAGAAACGTTTTGGGTATAAAACTGACTCATTTACTGAATATGACTTAGTACAGACTAAAAACATAATTAATTCGATAAAGGACGGTATGTCAAAAATAGAAGATTGGTTCGATAAGGATTTACCAACAAAAACGGACTCTTCGAAATCTGAACTTGCAAAAGAATTGGAACCAGAAAAAGAAGAGGTGAAAACAGATGACAAAGAACAAGCCGTTGAAACTGACCAAGGAAAACTATTATAGTCAAGCAGCTAATTTAGATTACATGTCCGTTTCGCAATTCAAATCTTTTATGGATTGCGAAGCACGGACAATGGCAGAACTTCATAAAGAATGGTCTCGCAACGAATCTACAGCGCTATTAGTTGGTTCCTATACGCATACGGCATTTGAGTCAGAACAAGCTTTTAACGACTTTGTTTCTGAGAATGAAAAGAAGATTTATAAAGCAAGAGGAACAGGGAAACGGGCAGAGTTTGAACAAGCTGATTTAATGATTGAAACAATTAAAAAAGACCCGCTTTCAATGATTGTAATGGATGGAGAAAAAGAAGCTATTGTTACTGCAAATTTATTCGGAACAACTTGGAAAGCAAAATTAGATGTACTTAACCATGATAAAAAACGTATAGGCGATTTAAAGACCACACAGGAGCTACAGAAACGCTTTTGGTCGGTCAAATACAACGGTTGGGTATCTTTTATCCAAGCATATGATTATGTGCTTCAAATGGCAGTTTATAAAGCTATGGTGGAATGTCAATTTGAAGGAGATTATAAACCTTATATTGTAGCAGTCACAAAACAAAATCCGCCAGATAAAGCGGTGATACAATTCCATCAAAACTGGTTAGATAGTGAATATAGTTTTTTGGAAGAAAAAATGCCACGAGTTATCGCAGTTAAAAATAAAGAACTTGATGCAATAAGATGTGAAGAATGTGAGTATTGCCGAGCAACTAAACAATTAAAAGATGCTATCAATTTAGAAGACTTATTGAAGTAGATAAGGCAGGGGAATTGCGATGGATGGTTATATAGCTTTACACAGAAAAATTATTGATAGCTGGATATGGCAAGACCCTGAGTTTTATCGACTTTGGTCATACTGCCTTATCAAAGCGTCATTTAAAGAAAGAGAAATATTTTTAGGTCAACAGATAGTCAAATTAAATCCGGGTCAATTTGTAATCGGAAGAGAAAAATTAGAAGAGGCAATGAACATAGGGCTGAAAAATAAACGAACAGCGGTTACGTGGTGGCGACGACTTCAAAAGTTAGAAAAAGCCCAAATGTTGAACATCAAATCGTACAACAAATTTTCAGTTGTAACCATTGAAAACTGGGGGTTTTATCAAGGTAGTGACATAGAAAACGAACAGCAAAATGAACAACAGACGAACAACAAATGTACAACAGATGTACAACAAACGATCACAAACAATAAAGATAATAAAGAGAAGAAAGATAATAAAGATAATAATAAACGTCAAAACAAGTTTGACGAGGTTCATTTATCTTTAGCTAATTTATTGTTTGAAATGATTAAGTCAAATAACCCAGAAGAAAAAAATCCGGACATTGAAAAATGGGCTCATGACATCAGAATTATGATTGAACAAGATAAGCGAGATTCAGAAAAAGTTAAAAACGCTATTATATGGTCACAGAAAAATGACTTCTGGTGCGGTGTTATTAAATCTCCGAAATCTTTAAGGAAAAATTATGATCAGATGGCGACGCAACGTAATAAGCCAGTTGCTAACAAGCCGTTCAACAAATACAACAAACAAACGAAACCAGAAATATTGCCGGATTGGTTTGATAAGAATCAACAAGAAGCGCATAAACAACCAGAGTTGACGGAAGAAGAGCGAGAAGAGAAGAAAAAAGCTTATGAAGAGATAATGCGAAAACTTGGAAGAGGCGACGAATTGGAGGCTCACACATGAAAACAATCGCAAATGAGTACGAAACGTTAGAAGCCATTAAAAAAGCTATGGCTATGTACGAATTAAAAAAAGCGGATAAAGACCACGTTGCAACTCCGCGTTATGTTGTTGAAGACATATACAGCTTGATAGATATTGAGTCGTTTATAAGTTTGTGGTTCCCGTTCAATCATTATGATAGCTTGTTCAAACTTAGAGCAGATGAATTAAACCTTAAGTATAAAGCGACGCACATTTTTGACGATGTGGGAAATGATTTCTTTACTACAGAGCCACCTCTTAATTGTGACTTAATGATTAGCAACCCACCGTTCTCTGAACAGAATCGGATTATAGAGCGTAGTTTTCAGCTAATAGACGAAAAGAAAATAAAGTCATTTGCTTTACTATTGCCGCTCTCAACACTCGAAACTGAGAAACGAGCAAATATATTCGAACAATATAGCGACAAATTAGCGATATTGATATTTAAGAAAAGAATTAAGTTTATAGGACATAAAACTAGCTTCAACCGCGGTTGTTGCTGGGTTTGCTATAACATTCCGGCGTTAGAAAATAAGAGGATACAGTGGGTTTAGGAGGCTAAAAAGTGAAACGAATACTAAACTATCCCGGCAGTAAATGGGGTTTGGCAGATTTAATAATTGAAAATATGCCGGAGCATAAAAGTTATTTAGAACCATTCTGCGGATCATGTGCGGTCTTTATGAACAAGTGAAAAGCTACTTTAGAGACGATAAACGATTTAGACGGTCGACTAGTTAATCTTTTTAAAACAATGCGTGATAATCCAGAAGAACTGCAGTATTTAATCATGCACACGCTGTATTCTCGTGAAGAGTATATGCTATCGCATGAAATATCAAGTGATTCATTAGAAGACGCTAGACGCATGACTGTGAGACTCTGGTTTGCCGTCGGAGGCAAGACTAATGCAAATGTTGGATTTAGAAAAAATGTGTCTTGGAATGGTCCTTACAACGCTTATGAGTGGAATGATATGTATAACCGAATCGGAATAGCTGCAGCAAGACTGAAAGACGCTCAAATCGAAAATGTAGATGCAATTAAACTGATTGAACAGCATAACGATAAAGATACACTGATATATTGTGACCCGCCATATGTTGCAACTTCTTTAGCAAGTTCACATTATCAGCATGACTTTAGTTTAGAGCAACACAAAGAGTTACTAAAAGTGCTTAAAAATCATGATGGCAAAGTAATGTTAAGCGGTTACGAATCAGAGCTATATAAACAGGAGTTATCAGACTGGCCAGTGCTTAAAACGATGACAAAAGTAGGAATAACATCAGAAAAGAAATCTGATAGGCAAGAAATTATTTGGTGTAATTTTGAGCCACCAATGCAATTAAATCTTTTTAAGGAGGAACAAGCATGAGATTTAAAAAAGGCGATAAAGTAGAGTTTATTTGGCTAGGTAAATTGATACAAGGTGTTGTAACTGAAATAGAAGAAACTAAAAATGCTATATCCTATCAAATTAAATATAGTGGAGCCATGGGCATGACTTGGCTTGATGAAAAGGAATTGATTGCGCCAACTCCAGTTTTAAAAGTTCCGCAATTTGCTGGTGACTGGATAAGTCACTGTAAACAAAGAGAATACGATTTAGCTTGTTTGTTAGACTATGGCAATGCAGGTATACCTGATGAAATGTACGAATGGTTAATTTCATCAGCTGATAATCAAGGACTACTCGCCCGCGCATGGTTGGACGGCTACGAAGTCGAGAAAGAGCCAGTTTGGGTAGTAGAAAACGAAAACGGTTATCGATTACGTAGTATTACAATGAATCCAGGAAATTCACTAAACTGGTCTTTTGATAGTAAAAATAAGAATTATATTGAGTTTGAAGAGTTCGAGACAGCCAAAAAAGCTGCATATCTGGTTACTGGGAATGTTACTGAGATATAGATGTAGGAGGGAACGGAATGAAACAAGAAGAGTTAGACATCATATTAGAGAATCATGGGAAATGGCTGCTCAACGAAGGTGGCGAGAGAGCGAATTTAAGTAATATTGACTTGAACGGGATAGATTTAAGCGGAAGTAACTTGGAAAGAGCCTATTTAAAAAATACTAATTTAACAGGGGCAAATTTGAGTAATGTAAATATGCAATCTACTTATTTAAGAGGTGTAAATTTTGAGGAAGCTTGTTTAACAGGGGCGGATTTAAGTAATGCAACTTTACACTGTACAAATTTACGAGGGGCAAATTTAATTGGGGCAAATTTAAGTAATGCTGATTTAAATTGGATAAACTGGCAAAGTATACAAGGATTAACAGCAGTTGTTGTGCAAGTAGATACAACTAGAAGAAACAATCAAATAACATATATCAAAGAATTAGGCATCTGGACGACAGGCTGCTTTCAAGGAACGGTATATGAGCTTAGAGCAGCTGTTGAAATAGCGCACAGACATAACGAAAAACTTAAAAAGAGATATTACAGAGTGATTGATTTTATTTTGAGGGAGGCAGAGGAGTGAAGTACCGAAAACATCAAACATATTCCTTTCAGTCAAGGCGTTTAAAACGATCTGTAAGAGTGTTAATACTTAAAATATTAAAATGTTTGAAAGAGGTGGCGAAATAATGTGTGAGTATTGTAAGAATGACTCTATGATGAATAACGAGCCTTTACTAAGTTTTGATGAAGAGTATAAAGAACCTGGTGTTGTTAGACTAGATAGCACTGGCAACTTAGGAGTTTTCAGCTACTACGGTTTAACAGCTAGGAATATCAATTACTGTCCAGTTTGTGGAAGGAGTTTGGGATAAATGACTAAAACGCACGAATTAAAAATAGCACCAGAAGAGGAGTGTTATACGGAAATGAACCTTGATAGAACAGCGATAGAAGAGTTAGGAAAACATTTTGCAAAAGGGTTCAAAGTTGGTTTTGAAAATATAGTTATAGGTAACACGCAAAAGTCAATCGACCAAATGGTGAATGCGTTGAAGAAGGAGGAAGACGAATGATGAATCGTGTAGTACTTGTAGGACGATTAACGAAAGATCCTGATTTACGATATACGCCAGCTGGTGCAGCAGTTGCGACTTTTACATTAGCAGTAAATCGCACTTTCACTAACCAACAAGGAGAACGAGAAGCAGATTTCATTAATTGTGTTGTTTGGCGTAAACCAGCGGAAAATGTTGCTAATTTCTTGAAGAAAGGAAGCATGGCGGGTGTTGATGGTCGAATTCAAACCCGTAATTATGAGGATAACGACGGTAAACGCGTTTTTGTTACTGAAGTGGTAGCTGAAACAGTTCAATTCTTAGAGCCTAAAAATAACAACGCAGAAGGCGCTACATCGAATAATTACCAAAACCAAGCTAATTATTCAAATACCAATCAAACAAGCTCATATCGAGCGGATACGAGCCAGAAGAGCGATTCATTTGCAAACGAAGGTAAGCCGATTGATATTAACGAAGATGATTTGCCATTTTAAAATAAAATTTGGAGCGTGATAATGATGGGACTAGATTTAGTAGCGAAAGAACAACCAGTAGATTTTAGCATTGGATATTTCGGGTTTAATTTCATGAGAGAAAATATTGCGAAAAAACACAATAAAGATCTAGGCGTTTTATATAAAAAATGCATGAAAACAGGTTTGCTTACAGAAAACGAATTCGAGGAAGTTAAAAAATTATCCGACGGTTTATCTAGTCTTTTGTTGCATAGTGATTGTGACGGCACTTTGACTTACAAAGAGTGTAGGGATATTCGTAAAGATTTATATAAAATTGAATTTGAAGATGATGATTTTTACAAAACGAAATTAGAAGACTTGAAAACAATGATAAATTTTTGCGCAGACAAGCGAAGAACATTGTATTTTTATTAAAACATTGTGTGAATGGGAGCGATGAAAATGAGCAGAAAGGAATTAAGAAAAAAGCAATGGGAAGTTATTACGATGATTGAAAAAAGCAAGACTCTCGCAGATAGAAAAAATTTAATTAAAAAGCTAGAAACGCTAGAAGCAAGAGGAGATAAAGAGAAAGGTTTAGCTACACCAACACAGTTACTTTCGATATTTACAGTCACTGAATATAGACAATTGAGTAAAAAACTTACTGATACGGAAATAGCGGAAGATATGGGCATTAGCAGGAGCGCACTAATAGAATTCAAAAGAAAGAATGGCTTGTCTATACGTCAAAAGGTGGCAACATGACAATTAAAGAGAGGAAACAACTAATAGACGTGATCGCTAATTATACAAATCATACAGTCGAATACCTAAATAAATTATCTGACAAGGAGTTAGAAGTTATTTATGAAACAAGAGTTATCGAAGACTACCACAACTAGCAACAAAATTATAATTCCGTTGCCATTAACTGATTTAAACACTTATATAAACAAAGAGAGAGGGCACAGACAAGCCGCTGCTAAAGTAAAAAAACAAATGACCTATATTTGCGCTTGTTATGTTAAAAGAGCTATGAGCCACGGTGTGATCTTCTCTACACCGTGCCGAATTAAATTCACCTGGATTATTCCTAACAAGAAAAAAGATCCAGACAATATTGCATTTGCTAAAAAGTTTATTTTCGACGGCATGATGGAAGCGGGATTTTTAGAGAATGACAACTTAAATTATATCGAGGGCTTTTCTGATTACTTCATAGTCGATAAAGACGAAGAAAGCCGAGTGATTGTGGAGGTGGAATATGATTAACAAAATCGGAGTAACCGTTATAAGTATTGCTTTTTGGGCTTTCTGGATCCTGCTTTCTGTATTTATGTTAGGCGCGCTGATAAAAGGCGGGTTATGGATTTGGGGAAATATATTTTAGGAGGATGTTAAATGCAAATTGAAAAGTTGAATGTATTTACAAGAGAATCAATTTGTAACGGAAAGGACATAGAAATAGCTAATTATAATATTGAATTAGAAGCAATTAGCGAAGAGTCTTTTATTGATACAGCTGAAAAGGTTGAGAAAATAAGGGAGTTTATCGAAAATTTATAAAGTGATGGGGGCGACTTTATGGGACAACTATTCAATCTACCACAAATTGAAGATATAAACTACATTCAGACAGTCAGAGCAGTAAGAAAGTTCTTTAAAGACTATTTAACGCTGCGAGCGATGGCTGGTGATCGTAAATTTCCAACTATGACGACTATGTACAAGATTACGCCACCAAATTTTGGCAATGAGTTTCATTCGAAAGTAGAAGATGCTGCAATTCATAATGTCGATAACGTTCATGCAGCACAAGAAGCGGTTAAAAAATACGATGCTATTTTGAATCAACTTGAGCACATTCATAGAAAGATACTGTTTGAGAAGTTTATTCATAACTTACAAGATATAACTATTATGCTTGATATTCCTTACGAAGAAAGGCAATACAAAAGAGAGAAACGGAAGGCTGTTATTGAATTAGCGACAACGCTTGGAATTGAAGTGCTAAATTAAAAATGGCACTTTTCTGGCACTTTTTGAGTGAAAAAAGGTGATAAAATGTTATTAGTGAGAAGTGAAGATGATTACAAAAATAAATCTTATATTGAGTCTGCGCTCCACTTCTCATATCCTATCTGCACTGGATGTAAAACACGCATGCGGCGCTGACTGGTGCGTTAACCAGTTTTTTGAATATATAGCCCTTTCCATCTGTTGAAAATTGAGCAGCTGGTTTTTATTTGGTATAGTGAAAAATAAAAGGGTGTTGCAAATGAGTTTTATACTAGAGGTTGGGAGTTTAGCTGACTGGGTAAGTGGGTTAGCGACAGTAGGAGCATTGTTTTGGGCTATAAAATTAAATAGTAACGAAAATAGAAAAAGGCTAACCATATTATTTAGACATTCATTTGTTAGCAAAAAGAACGGTATAATTATAAGTGATGGAAAACCGAAAGTTTTTATAATTACTCCTGTAAATAATAGTAAATTTAGCTTGGAAATTAATTTTAGACAAATATTATTAGTGCCAAGTTTGATGGATAGATTATTATTTAGAGCAGAACCCAAAAAATTATCAAACATAGAAGCTCTTTTAAAACAGTTGGAGAATAAAGCGAATTGGCAAATTATTAAACCTAATTTATCCGGCGAACCAATAATGTTTGATTATGAATTTATTGTTAAACAAATTAAAAAATATGCAGATGGCAAGAGATTTAATTTTGCAATCGAAATACAATTTATAGATTCAACATCAAAAATATTTAAACATAAAGAGAAACTTGAGTTAAGAAAAATAAAGGACCTGTGATGGTCCTTTTTATTTTATCAAAATAAGGGAGTGTGGTGATATGTAGTGACTAATTGGGAATTAGCTTATAAAGATTATAAAGAAGGCATGAAGTATAAAGATATTGCCGAAAAATACAACGTGTCTATAAATACAGTGAAATCTTGGAAGTCTAGGAAGTGGAGCAACCCGGAAGATAAAAAAGGTGCAACTAAGAAAAAGGTTGCACACAAAAAAGAAACTAAGTTAATAATTGAAAACGATACGCTAACAGAACAACAAAAAATGTTCTGTTTATTTTATTTGCAACACTTTAATGCAACGAAGGCATATCAACAGGCATATACGTGTGATTATAACTCCGCTAGATCTAATAGCGTTAGACTGCTAGCAAAAGATAACATTAAGCAAGAGTTGAATAGATTGAAAGCGGAGTTGCAACAAGAGTTATTTGTTACTGTGCAAGACTTGATGAAAGAATATGTAAAGCAAGCTTTCGCCGATATAACAGATTTTGTTGAATTTGGTAATGAGGAAGTAACAGTGTCTGATTTAAACGAGCAAGGTGTTATGGAAACGGTCTTGGACCCAATCACTGGCGAACCTGTTACTTATAAAGCGTCATTCGTTGCTTTAAAGGATAATTCAGAAGTTGATGGCTCGCTAATTCAAGAAGTGAAAAAAGGGAAAGATGGCGTATCTTTGAAGCTCTATGATAAACAAAAAGCTATGTTAGAGCTCATGAAGTACTTGAAAGATAACGGAGAAGACGATAACGACCAAATTACCATCATTGACCCGTGGGGTGAACGCGATGACTAAAAAAGAAATAGACATCCGTAAAGAAGTGAACCCGCATTTTGCTGAAGTTTGGAAAGCGGCAAAGCCTTTTAACGTTCTAAAAGGTGGTCGTAACTCGTTTAAATCATCCGTTATAGCTTTGTTACTGGTTTCTTTGTTAATACCGTATCTATCACGAGGCGAGAAAGCGAATGTGGTTGTAATTCGGAAAGTTGGAAATACAATCCGTGACTCTGTATTTAATAAAATCCAATGGGCCTTGAAAAAGTTCTTTTTGATAAATAAATTCGATACTACTGTCAGCCCCTTTAAAATAACCCACAAAAAAACGGGTTCAACTTTTTATTTCTACGGACAAGATGACTTTCATAAACTAAAGTCTAATGACATTAACGACATTATAGCTGTTTGGTATGAGGAAGCCGCCGAGTTTAAAGATGCGGAAGAATTCGACCAAACTAACACAACGTTTATGAGGCAAAAACAGAAAAGAGCTGCTTTCGTCCGGTTCTTCTGGTCGTATAACCCTCCTCGCAACCCTTACTCATGGATAAACGAATGGGCAGACCAACAACGAAGTAATTCGACCTATTTAGTTCATGAATCAAGTTATTTGAATGACGAGTTAGGTTTTGTTAATGACCAAATGCTAGATGTAATCAACCGGATAAAAGAAAATGATTATGACTATTACCGCTATTTATATCTAGGTGAAGCGGTGGGATTAGGCACAAACGTTTATAACATGAATTTATTCCAATCACTTAAAACTATCCCGTCGGACGATAGAATTATAATGATTGACTTTGCTATTGACACTGGACATCAAGTATCAGCTACCACATGTCTAGCGCTAGGTTTTACAGCGAAGGAAAATGTTATCTTACTAGACACATACTATTACAGTCCCGCAAATCAAGTAGTTAAGAAAGCACCTTCGGATTATTCAAAAGAGTTACGCGAGTTCATGACTAAAATAGTCGCGAAGTATAATGCGCCTGTCGATATGCAAACAGTAGATAGCGCGGAGGGCGGACTTAGAAATCAGTATTACAAAGACTACGGCGTTAGCTTACACCCCGTCGCAAAAGGTAAAAAAGTGGATATGATTGACTTTGTGTGTGATTTGCTCGCGCAAGGTCGTTTTTATTATCTTGATATTCCAGAAAATCAAATATTCATCGAGGAACACCGGAAATATCAATGGGATGTCAAAACAGTTAACACAGATAAGCCCGAAGTCGTCAAAGAAGACGATCATACGTGTGATGCTTTTCAATACTATGTTAAAGATAATTTACGCAAATTAGGTCTTAAATTCTAGGAGGTGAAAACCTTGATTAATCAAATAATCGCAAGCGTGAAAGGAGTGATGCGGCGTATGGGACTATTGAAAGCACTGAAGGATGTAAAAGACCACAAAAAAGTAAATGCTAATGATGAAGATTATAAGTATATCGATATGTGGAAACGTCTATATCAAGGCCATTACGCCGAATGGCATAATCTCAATTATGAGCATAATGGCAATCCGGTTAACAGACGTCAATTATCTATGAATTTGCCGAAAGTTACGGCTAAATACATGTCTAAGCTTCTTTTTAATGAGAAAGTGAAAATCAATATTGATGATAAAGCCGCTGAGGAATTCGTGCTTAATGTATTGAAAACGAACGGTTTTACTAAAAATATGGAGCGTTACATCGAATACGGCGAAGCGATGGGCGGTTTTGTGATAAAGGTGTACCACGACGGCAATAAAAACGTCAAAGTGTCATTTGCGACAGCTGATTGCATGTATCCTTTGTCAAATGATAGCGAGAATGTAGATGAATGCGTTATTGCTAATAGTTTCCACAAAAACAATAAATACTATAAGTTGCTTGAGTGGAACGAATGGAAAGGGAAGGAAGAGAAAGTATACACAATCACGACGGAGTTATACCAGTCGGACAATCCAGATGAACTTGGTGGAGAAGTAAGTTTGAAATTGCTGTTTAATGACATCGAGCCAGTTGTTCCACTCCCGCCGCTTACACGTCCGACTTTCATTTATATCAAACCTAACATCGCGAATAACAAGAATCTAACGAGCCCGCTCGGCATTTCTGTTTATGCTAACGCATTAGACACATTAAAAACGCTTGATTTGATGTTTGATTCATACTATCAAGAGTTTAAGCTTGGCAAAAAGAAAGTATTGGTGCCTTCGAGCTTCGTTAAAACGGCTGTTAACCTAGACGGCTCAACCACGAATTATTTCGATTCAACTGATGAAGCATTCTTTTTATATCAAGGTGACCAGGATGCAGATGGTAAATCAGTAAAAGATATATCTGTAGAGATACGTTCAACGGAGTTTATCGAGTCTATAAACGCAATGCTACGCATTTATGCGATGCAAGTTGGATTATCTGCTGGCACATTCACTTTCGATGAAAACGGCTTAAAAACAGCTACAGAAGTTGTAAGCGAGAAGTCAGAAACCTATCAAACTAAAAACAGTCATTCGCAATTAATTGAACAAGGCATAAAAGAAATGATTGTGAGCATTCTTGAGGTCGGGAAATTTATCGAAGCTTATAGCGGCGATATAGTTGAGTTAGACACTATTACAGTCGATTTTGACGACTCTATAGCGCAAGACGAAGATACAACTATCAATCGTTACACAAACGCTAAAAATCAAGGTATGATACCGCTGAAAATCGCTTTACAGCGAGCTTGGAATATAACGGACGCAGAAGCGGAAGAGTGGAAAGAAGAGATAGAAAAAGATGCACGAGCGGAAATTCCGGGGAATGATTTATCTGGACTGTTAGGAGATATTGAGCTACCAGATGAAAACGCGAACGGGACATTAGAAGCTAGTGCTGTTGCAGGCGAAACTATTCAAGAGGTGTCACTAAATGGCGCTCAAATAACTTCATTAGTCAATATAGTTCAATCAGTGGCTAAAGGAGAGCTTCCTTATAATTCAGCACTTGAAATGATTGTTGCTGCATTTCCATTTGACGAAGAAAAAGCGAGAAAGATTTTAGCGGATGCTGGCAATGGCTTCACTATCAAAGAGAAGGAAAAGACCTCTAAAAAGGAAGTGGATTAGATGGCACTAACTCCACGGCAACTTGACTTGTTTGCGCAACCGGTCGTTGATGTGTACACAACGCTCGAAAATGAATTGTTCACTCTTATTGTTCGACGATTGAAAACAAAGAAAAATATCAGCGCCGACAATGTTCTGGCTTGGCAAATAGAAAAACTTAATCAAGTTCATGCACTAGATCAGCAAATGATTGAACGAATTTCCAAAGCTTCCGGCGTTTCAGCTAAGAAGCTTTTTTCTATTGTTAAAGATGCGGGATACAGCGATTTAAAACAAGTAGATAACTATTTCAGTAAATTAGCTGAAACAGGCGCTGTGTTGCCACTAGTAAGCGATGGGCAAACGATAGTCGATAAAGTAATGAGAAGTTATTTTAAGTTAGCACAAAGCAACTATAATCGCGTCAATCAAACGATGTTATCGCAAGCAAGACAAATCTATTCAGATATCATTCACGAAACGACACAGAGCGTCTTAGCTGGTTTAAAAACACATAGACAAGCATTAGCGGAAACAGTAACTAAATTCGCTGAAAACGGTGTTCCAGCGCTTGTAGATAAAGCTAATAAGCGATGGACGCCGGAATCATACGTTAGAACAGTAACTAGGACAACTGTCAACAGCGTTTATAACAGCGTTGAAGATGAGCGAATGAATGAATATGGCGTTGATTTAGTGCGTATTTCGCAACATGTAGGAGCTAGACCAACGTGTTCACTCATTCAAGGCAAAGTTATCTGTTTGTTATCTGTTGAAGAAACTCGCTCAAAATACGGCAATAAATACATGTCTATTTACTCACCAGAACTTAGATATGGCTATGGAGATGGGATTTTCGGTTGTAATTGCCGTCATCATCGTTTTGCTTTTATTGAAGGCATTAACATTGCGCCAGACGAAAGCGAGTTAATAGACGAAGAAGAAAACAAACGCGTTTATGCGCTAAGTCAGCAACAACGATTGATGGAACGCGACATAAGAGCAGCTAAACGCAAGCTGTCAGCTGCCGAAGAATTAGGCGATGAACTAGCAGTTAAAAAGGCTAAACAAGCTGTTAGAACGAAGCAAAGCAAGCTAAGAGCATTTGTAAAAACGCACAATTTAACTAGGCAGTATAGCAGAGAAAAAGTATATGCCTAACATTCGACCTGTTCGGAAGTCGTAAAAAGACGGCTCTCGCGGTCGTTGCCGCGTAAAAATATCGGAGGAGGAACAAAGATGCAAAGAGAATATTTAAAGGGTTTAGGCTTGGAGGATGAAGTCATTAATAAAGTGATGGCTGAAAACGGTAAGGACATTACAGCTGCTAAACAACAATTATCTGAGGTGGAAGCAGAGAGAGACGGCTTAAAAAGCCAGCTAACACAACGGGACAAAGATATTGACGATTTGAAAAAAGATTCTGGTACTAGTGAAGAATTGAAAAAACAAATCGAGGACTTGCAGCAAAAAAACAAAGATTTAGAGTCCGATTATCAATCTGAAATTGCCGAAACCAAAAAGAATTCAGCTATTGAACTGGCTCTTGCTAGTGCAAAAGCGAAAAACTCAAAGGCAGTAAGAGCGCTTTTGGATAACGACAAACTAGAATTAACAGATGAAGGACTGAAAGGTCTTGACGAACAGCTAGAAGCATTGCAAGAAAGCGATGCTTATTTGTTTGCTCAAGAAAGCGGAAATTCAGCTCTAAAATGGGGAGCAAGTGGAAATCAAACAGGTGGGACAGGGGAGCAAGGCGCACTTAAACTTCCTAATCAAGTGCTAAATGAACACAGAATCACAAAATAATTATTAAACGGAGGTAATAAATTATGGGTTTTAATCCAGATACTACGACAATGCAAAATGCAAAAACAGGTTCTATTCCGATTAACATTTCGGAAAAAATTGTTACAGGGGTTAAAAATGGTTCGGCGGCGATGAAATTAGCTAAAGCTGTTCCAATGAACAAACCGGAGGAAGAGTTTACTTTCATGAGTGGTGTTGGTGCTTTTTGGGTAGATGAAGCAGAACGTATTCAAACAAGCAAACCGACGTTTACTAAAGCAAAAATGCGATCTAAAAAAATGGCTGTTATTATTCCAACGACCAGGGAAAATCTAAACTATAGCGTAACTAACTTCTTTAGTCTTATGCAAGAAGAAATTGCAGAAGCGTTTTATAAGAAATTCGACCAAGCTGTTTTCACTGGTGTAGAGAGTCCTTACAACTGGAACATTCTTAAATCGGCTACAGATGCAGGTCATTTAGTAGAGGAAACTGTTAATAAGTATGACGATTTAAACGAGGCTATTGGTTTAATTGAAGCTGAGGACTTAGAACCGAACGGAATTGCAACGATTCGTAAGCAACGCGTTAAATATCGCAGTACTAAAGATGGTAACGGTATGCCAATTTTTAACACTGCAACTTCGTCTGGTGTAGATGATGTTTTAGGCCTTCCAGTAGCATATGCCCCTAAATATACATTTGGTGGTAAAGATATTTCGGAATTAGTTGGTGACTGGAATCAAGCGTACTACGGCATCTTGCGCGGCATTGAGTATGATGTTTTAACGGAAGCGACTCTGACAACGGTTAAAGATGAAAAAGGTGAACCAATTAACCTAGCTGAACGTGATATGGCTGCATTGAAAGCTACTTTTGAACTTGGATTCATGGTTGTTAAAGATGAAGCCTTTTCTGTTGTTCAACCAAAAGCGGGAAACTAATGGCGGCGCGGTCGGGTAAAACTGATAGCGCGCCGATTAAAGACTTTTCAGCTATGACAGTAGCAGAATTGAAAGAAGAGCTTGTGAATAGAAATATCGAATTTGCAAGTAATGCGAAAAAAGCGGAGTTGGTAGCTCTGTTGGAAGGTAGTGATTGATATGCCTTACACGACACTAGAATTTTATACTAACGAGTATGCGGGGGAGCATTTGGAACAGGAAGAATTTGCCAAACTGTTAAAGCATGCTGAAAGAAAAATCGATTCAGTGACATTTTACCGAATACGCAAAAGTGGAATTGAAGCGTTTAGTGAATTTATTCAGCATCAAATACAGTTAGCTACTTGTAATCAAATCGAGTATTTCAAAGAGGCGGGCGGAACAAGTGAGTTAGCTGTTTCCAAGCCGGATAACGTGAGTATTGGAAGAACTTCTATTAGTGATAGTAACTTTGCATCAACTGCTACATCGCTTAATAGCGGATTAGTAGGCAGTGATGTAAGGTCCTATTTAGCGCATACAGGTCTTCTTTACAACGGGGTAGGTGTTCGTTAATGAAAGTAGTAAAACCGATAACAAATGCCCCTCCGTTGCCTCTTGACTGGCTAATTCATAACATTAGCTATGAAGCGTATAAAGAAGAAGGTAGACACAATGAGGTCGGTTATGAAAAAGGCATAGAGATTGAACATGTTCGTGTCGATTTCTCAAAATCAAATCAAATCGCGGGATTATCTGATAGTGATAGATATGACGCGGTTATTTTTATTGATGCAGTGAACAGCATGAACGTGCCAAACGATTTTATAAGTAGATCGAGAATTTTTTTCTCTGGAAAAGCTTATAAGATTGTTAAGGTTATACCTTGTTATGCGACTTCTGAAAATGTGCATCATTGGGAAATCGAGGTGGTTTGATGCCGATTAAAGTTAATATCGACCTTTCGAAAGCTAAAAAGAATGTAAAAAAAGCCAAGGAAGGCGCACAATTCGCTTTAATTAATCAAGCCGCTGCCGATATTTCTTTGTATGTCCCATTTTTGGAGGGTGATTTATCAAATCAATACGTTATTATGAACGACAAAGAAATTATGTGGACATCTATTTATGCGCGGAGACTCTACAACGGAATAAACTTCAATTTCACACTCACACATCATCCGTTAGCTGGCCCGAAATGGGACCAACGAGCAAAAGTAGATAAGCTAGAAAATTGGATAGCAGTAGCACAAAAAGCGGTTGAGGAGGGACTATAATGTCATTAGATTTTTTAGACAGCGTCATGGATGCTATTGAAAACAACGTCGATTTAAAAGATATGAAATTAAGAACAGCGATATTAAAACCTGAATCGATTGCTTTGCTGCTGACTCCAAATGGTGAAAAGATAGGTTATCAAGACGGCTCTTACGAGCGGTCTTTTTCTTTTAATCTAAACGGCTCTAGCAAACAAGAAATGAAAGTTTTAAATGTGTTGAATGCTATTACTGCTTACTTTGATAACACAGAATTAGAAAGCATTCAGAGCTTAAATAACAGCTTTGTGCTAGAAGACAAAGAAACAACTAGTGTGGCGAACCTCGTTTCTGCTAGTGACGATGGAACGTTTATTTATAGCGCTAGTTTCAAAATCAAATTATATATTGAAAGCGAGGAAAAATAAAAATGGCTAGAATTAAAAATGCGAAAACGAAATACTTTGTAGCTGAAATTGTTGATGGTGTGGGCGAGCCAGTGTGGAAACGACTATCCAAATGGATTACAAACGTGTCTGACGATGGGTCAGATAACACCGAAGAGCAAGGCGATTATGACGGTGATGGCAACGAAAAAACGGTTGTGCTAGGTTACTCAGAAGCTTACACATTCGAAGGGACACACGATCGTGAAGACGAAGCGCAAAACTTAATTGTTGCTAAACGTAGAACACCAGAAAATCGGAGCATTATGTTTAAAATCGAAATCCCAGATACCGAAACAGCTATCGGTAAAGCGACTGTTTCGGAAATTAAAGGCTCGGCCGGTGGTGGAGATGCTACAGAATTCCCAGCATTCGCTTGCCGTATTGCTTATGACGAAACACCAAAAGTTACAAAACCCTGAAACAAGCCCGTCCAGCGTCGAAGTGGACAAGGCGACTATTACGTTAAAAGTTGGTGAAACATTTACTATTAATGCTTCTGTATTGCCAGCGGGAGCTAGTCAAGAAGTAACTTACACTTCATCTAATCCACCGAAGGCAAAAATCAATAGTGTGGGTACAGGTGAAGGCGTAGCAGAAGGAACAGCAAACATAACTGTCACATCTAAAGGAAGCCCTTCTATCAATAAAGTAGTACAAGTAACAGTGGAAGCAGCAGATTAATAAATGAGCCCTTACTTTCAGTAGGGGCTTTTAAATTGGAGGAAATCATACATGACACAAAATAATGTAATCAATATTCAACTAGAAGAATCGTATCAAGAATTCCAGCTTGGAACGGAACTGTTTAAAGTCGGGTTAGGCGATGAAATGCGTCGCAAATGGATTGAAGCAGATGAGAAGTACAAGAAGAAACTGGAAAAATTAAATAAATACAACATTGATAATACGGACGAAATGAGTTCAGAAGATTATTTTGCTTTAGAAGAAGATGTTAAAGAAGCTTTAACTGAAGCGTATGCAGTTTTATTAGACGACGAAGAAGCATTCTCTAAATGTTACAAGCAGTGCAAAGATATTTTAAAAATGTATCAAGTATACGATCAAGTTGCAGAAAGTATCGTTGGTTCAGTAGAAAAACAACAAAATGAAATTCAAAAGAAATATAAAGCAAAAATGACTAAAAAAGCGAAGTGATTTAAATGCTTTCGCTCGCTTTTGGAGTTAACGATATTTACGAATATGAAGGAAAAGAGTATAAGCTCGATTTAGCTTTTGACAACGTTCTAAGAGTGATTGATTTAACGGAAGATAATAGTTTATCTGATGTGTTCAGAGCTAACCTAGCAATTGATGTGCTATTTGTTGATGATATGCCTTGGCCACGTTCGAACGAGGAAGACGAATACGCGAACATTGAAGAAAAATCGTTAGTGCTTATTGATATTTTCACTAATTATATTGTTAAAGAAAATGATGATGGTTTGCTTTATGATATCGACGGAAACAAGATGCCAAGCGCTACAAACAATGATGATGTGGAAGAAATTGCTTCATATTCATTAACGCAAGATGCGGATTATATCTACGCTTCTTTTTTACAAGACTACAATATTGATTTATTAGATAGTCGAGGGAAAATGCATTGGTATAAGTTTAGAGCATTGTTAGAAAGTTTGCGTGATGATACAACAATTAAAACGATAATCGGCATTAGGCAAGCGGAATTACCTTCGGGGAAAGGAACAGAAAAAGAACGGAACGAATTAATTAAACTGAAAAACAGATATAAGTTAAACGATTAGAGGTGAGAACATGAGCGATGGATCAGTAGTAATTGAGATTAGTTTAGACAATAAAAAAGCAGATAAACAACTTGATGCGTTTGAAAAAGATTTAGCGAAAGCAGGCACAAATGCAGGGGCGGCATTAGATAAAGCATACAGAGAAGCAGTGTCTGATATTGCTAGTCAATCAAAACGATTAAAAGACACATTTGTTAATGTGTTTAAAAGCATGGGAAACGCAGGCTCAAATGCTTTAAAAGCTAGTTTAAACTTTATACGTGAGTTACCTTCTAATGTACAAGCGGCACTATCTAAACTTGCATCCACTGTAAAAACTGGGTTCGTAAACGCTGCTAAAGCATCTATTACAGCGGTTAAAAATCTAGGAACAAGTATCAAAAACACGGCGGTTAATATCAAAAACGGCTTCTTTTCAATTGCTAAGACAGTACAAAGTAGTATTGTGTCGGCTGTTAAAGTATCAATTAATGTCATTAAATCCATCCCTAGCGCTATTAAAAGTGCTGGAAGTAGTATTAAATCAGCATTAGTAAGTAGTTTACAAGCAGCTAAAATGGCTGCTATTTCTTTTGCTCAAACTTCTGTAAATGTAATTAAAAGCATACCAGGCGCGGCAAAAACAGCAGCTGTTGCGGTAAAAGATAGTTTTGTTGTAGCTTACAAAGCGGTGGTAGTTGCTGCTTATATGAGCGTAAAAGGAACTATTAGCGCTGTGAAAGCTATTCCTAGTGCTACAAAATCAGCAGCGTTAGCAGTAAGTAGTGCAATGAAAACAGCTTTTAGCGCTGTAGCAAGCGCGGCGAAAACGACAGGAACAACAGTGAAATCAGCATTAAAAAAAGGCTTTAGCGCTGTGAAATCCGGAGCTAAAGCGGCAGGCCAAGCTGGTATTTCAGCATTAAAAGGCCTAGGAAACATTGCGAAAAGCACTGGTTCTTTAATTAAAAGTGGATTAGTAAGCGGATTTAACGCAGCGAAAGCGGCGGCGAAAGGCGCAGGCGCTGGAATGCGTGAAGCGCTTAAAAATTCAGTCGAAAAACCAGCGGAACAAGCTCGTTTTAGTGTTCTCAGATTAGCGGCAGCGTTCGGATTAATTGCCGCTACTAAAAACGTCGTAGGCAGCGCTATTGGTCGTGTTGATACGATTGATACAGCGACTAAATCGTTAACAGTCCTTACTGGTTCAGCAAAAGATGCGCAACTAGTTATGACAGACCTTACAGCGGCTATCGATGGTACACCAATTGCGCTCGATGCCGTCGCTTTAGGCGCTAAAAAAATGGTTGCGGCAGGCATGAAAGCGGCGAATGTAAAACCTGTATTTACCGCTATTGCTGACGCTGCCTATGGGGTCGGAAACGGTTCAGAATCAATTGACCAGATGACAGATGCAATTTCTGCGTTACAAGCGTCTGGCGTTGCTTATGCGGATGATATTAATCGCTTAGTTGACGCGGGTGTTCCTGCATGGCAAATTTTAGCTAACTCCACAGGGAAAAGCGTTGGAGAAATGAAAAAATATGTTTCCGAAGGATCTTTAGAATCAACAAAAGCTATCGCAATGTTGACAAAAGGCATCGAAGAAGGAACGACTGGAATGGCTGGGAACACGGCTAAAATGGCAGGTCTAGCAAAAACAGCAGGTAACACTATCAGCGGTTCATTTGCGAACATGAAAACGGCAGCTGTTAAGAGTCTTGCAAATATCGCCGAAAACCTAAAAGGCCCGATAATTCAAGCGCTAGATGTAGCTAAAAATGCATTCAAACAGTTTGCGGCAGTAACAGCAAGTCCTGAATTCCAGAAAAAACTATCTGATTTAATTCAAAAAATCAAAGAGTTTATACCAGTTTTGATTGAATGGGCGCCAGTTTTGGCAAAAGTAGCCGCTGGATTTGTAGCATTTAATATTATTAGTAGTGTATATTCTAAAGTTGCTGGTTTGGTAATGGCATTCAGAGGTTTAGCAAGTAGCGGTACGTTGCTTGGTGGGATTGTTAATACCGTGAAAGGGTCTTTCTTGGCGCTTAAAGTCGCGCTAGGTTCAGCTGCCGCCGCGTTCGGAGTAATAATTGCAGTCATTGGTGCAGTTATAGCTGTTGCATACGGCATGTATGTATCATTCAAAGAAAACACTGCGAATATTAAAGGCTTTTTATCAACTATGTGGGATGGCGTGAAAAATTCTTTCGGTAAGATAGTAGACGTGTTCAAACAGATAGTTGCCGCATTAAAACCAGTAGGTAGTGGATTTAAAGATGTACTTAAATATGTTGGTGTTGCTATTTGGGCGTCTCTTGGTCTAGTTCTAGCTGCTGTAGTTGATATTATTCAAGTATTAGCGCGAATTGTGTTAGTAGCTATTAAAGCGCTACAAGGGCTGTATTACGCGATAAAATCGGCATTTCAAGCACTTAGCGGAGATTTAAAAGGTGCTAAGAAAAGCTTAGAGCAATCAAAAGATGCGTTTGTTGAAGCAGGTTCAGCCATTAAAGATGCTTTTAATAAAGATAACTATGCGTTAACTGGAACCGTTGAAGCGTTCAAACAAATGGGCGGAGAAGCCGAAAATACAGCGAAGAAAACCGAAACATCTGGCAAGAAGATAAAAGACACATTAAAACTGGTAGAAACAACTGCCAAACAAACTGAAACAACTGTTTCGAAGTCAAATCAAGCAATAGATACGATGCTGAGCGGCGGAGTGGACCAATACGGAAACAAACTTAGCGAGAAAACTAAGTCATTCTTAAATGCAGCCAAAGACCTTTACGGACAATATCAAGAATCCGCTAAAAAGTCGCAAGATAAATATAGTGCCGCTATGGAAAAAGCTCAGGACCTTGAAGGAGATAAGCGTAAAAAAGCTATAGCAGATGCAAACGCGACGTTAGTAGCAGAGATTGACAAAAACAATGGTACCCTTTTAACCCTTCAAGCAGATTATGCGAAATTACTAAAAGGGAATAAATGGGTCGACGGTACAGAATTAACTGCACAACAAAAGAAATTTTTACAACAACAAACTGCGGATATTCAAGCAGAGTTAGCAAAACAAAATCAACTTTATATAGAAGGAAACTTGCTAAAATTATCAAATGGCAAGACGTTAAATGAAAAAGAACGATCTACAAGTATAGAAGTGCAAAAAAGCTTATATGCAGATAGAAAAAAAGCGGTCGAAACAGGCGAAAAAGAACTAGCTGATTTGAAAAAGAAAAAAAGCGATGCTACAACCGAAACTGAAAAAGCAAACTATCAAATTCAAATTGACGAGCAAACGAAGAAGAACAAAACATTAGCTGAAAACTTACAAAAATGGGCTAGTGAAATGAATACTATTATCGCGAATGGCGGGACTTTAAATGCAGAAACTTTTGCAAAAGGCTTGTCAGAAATGGGAAACATTAGCGACGAACAACTAAGCGCAGTTTGGCAAGACTTTGTAAAAGTGAGCGGTTCTATTGACAACACACTAGCAGGATTAGGCGCTATTATGAGCCAACGCGGTGGGGAAGGTGTTCAAGCGTTTGTTACAGCACTTCAAAGCGGAGATTATACAACAGCTGCATTAAATATTAACAATGATGTTCTAAGTACTATTTCTAGCTTACCGAACGGCATGTTTTTGAACGGAGAAAGTGGAAAAAATCAATTTTTAACTGCTATCAAATCCGGTGACTTTCAGGGAGCTGGCAAATATTTAGTTGATGGCGTAAAAATGGGCACTGACTCTATTGACTCGGAAATGAAAACAAAAGGTCAAACTGGTGGGCAGAACTTTGCGGACGGTGTAAAAGGTAAAGAAGACGCTGCTAAATCAGCTGGTTCAGCAGTTAAAAATAAAGCAAAAGAAGGCGCAACAGATCCGAACGCATTCAAAGCAGTTGGTTCGAAAGACAGCGCGGGCTTTAACAATGGAGTTATGGGAGGAAAAGGCGGCGCTTATTCAGCTGGTTCAAACGTGGGGAATTCTGCTAAAAGTGGTGCGGCTTCAGTTGATTCTAGCGGGGTCGGTTCAGATTTTTCGTCTGGATATGTGAATGGTATTTTGAGTGGTATGGGCGCGGTTGGAGAGGCGGCTGCTTCTTTGGCAAGCAAAGCACTAGCAGCAGTTCAGAAAAAACAAGACTCGCATTCACCTTCCAAAGAGTCGAAAAAACTAGGTGGAGACTTCGGAACTGGTTATTCATTAGGTATCGCAGACAAAAATAAAGCAGTGACAAAAGCGGCAAATAATCTAGTAGCTAGTGCGCTAGGTACTGAATCACAAATTAAGAAACTATCCAGTACGTTGAAAGACAAAATATCCTCAGCGATTGACGCGGGATTGCATTCTAAGAATAAGAGTCGTGGTCAACTCAAACAAGCTAAAGCATTGAATAGCATTGAAGGTTACATTGTTCAACAAACAAATAGATTAGCTGCAACAGCTAAGAAACGTGATAAAGTCGTCGCTCAATTAAAAGCCGCTAATACTAAAATGGCGGACTTGACGAAACAAAGTAAAGAGTATGCTGCTTCAATCACTGAAAAAATGAAAAGTTATGGATCAATTAGCAATGTAGACCCAGAAAATCCAAAATCAATCCAAGCAGAAATGCAGAAACGCTTAAAAGAAATTAAAGCTTTTCAAGCAAATGTTGAAAAATTGCGTAAAAAAGGCGTTAGCAAAGATATTATAAACGACATTTTGGAATCGGGAGTAGAGAATGGTTCATCTTATGCGCAAGCTCTTGCTAAGTCTGACGCTAAGACTATCAAAGCGATTAACAGCACGCAGAATCAAATCAATTCAGCATCTAAGGCGATGGGAAATACAGCGGCTAATGCAATGTATTCTGCTGGTATTAACGCAGCAAAAGGTTTAATAAACGGACTAAACAGTCAGAAAAAACAACTAGAAAAAACAGCTAAGAGCATTGCTAACACAATCACTAATTCAGTGAAAAAGGCGCTTAAAATTCATTCGCCTTCTCGCGTGGCCATAGAGCTTGGGAAGTTTTTTACCGGCGGCCTCGGAAATGGTGTCTTAGCTGGCGCTAAAGGCGCTGTTCAATCAACTAACAAAATGGTTGATAAAGTAGTAAATGCTGCTTCTAATATGACTGTTCCGACCATCAATTTGCCGAAGATTTCCGCTGAAAAAGCGCTGGGCCTCAAAAGCGTAGATTTAAACAGAACTATCACCGTCAAAACAATTATTGACAACAAAACAAAAGAGTCTAGCAACGCTGATTTAATCAAAGCTATTCAAGAATCTGGTGATAGACCTATTAACTTTTATGTTGACGGCAAGGATATTGCAGATAATACAAATAATCATCTGGGAAGTTCTACATCACTAGCATTCTATGGGAAGGGGCTATAATATGGCTACATCGCTGGCATTAGTAATTGAAGGTAAAACATATATGCTTAATGAATTATTTGATTTAGAGGTAGGAGAAGTGAGCAGAGAACCGCCGCAAATAGTTAATAATTATACTGAATTCGCTGGTTCTGACGGCGCTAGAACGACAGATAGTAACTTTAGCATGTTTTCTATCTCGATTTTGTGCCATTTCAGAACAGGTACTGCTGATTTATACCACATAAAACTAGATGAGTTAATGGAATTGATTTATCAAAGGAGCGAGTATTTTTTAGTTCATTCTAAAACGCCTGGTAAAAAATATAGAGTACATCCGAGTGGCGTTGGTATTGACCGTAAAGCGCCGGGATACGCAGATTTGACACTTGAATTCGATGTGTTTCGAGGTTATTCAGAATCACTAAGTTCTACGCTTAGCGATTCTGAAATTGATTGCGATAAATGGCAGTTCGGCCAAGGTCTAGCAATGGAGGATTATAGATATACTCACACTAAAAGTCGTTTCATCATTTATAATGGCGGTAGTTTTGACATAGACCCGCGCGAACATTATTTAGCAATTACTTTGCGTGGTCAGAATGAAGGAGAATTAACAATTAATAATATTACGACAGGCGATAGATTTATCTATTATCCATCGTTAAGTACAACAGACACATTAATTATTGATTGCGCTACACCTAGAATAAACGGAAATCCCTGCGGTCGTAACACGAATCACGGTTTAATAAGTTTGAAAAAAGGAGAGAATCTTATCGAGATTAGCAATACTAGTCATTTAGATACGAAGTGGGATTTCTCCTTTTTGTATAAGTAGGTGAATATATGAATAGCGATATTATAGTTGCTGATTTTTGGAAGAATAACGAAGAAATATTAACAGATTTCGATAAAGATAGTTTTTGCGAAAGTTGGACAGAAAACGAGATGTGGAGCATTGAGTTTAAGGTAGCGCAAACTCCCAAAAACGCTCACTGCTACTCTTTTTTAGATTATGAAAGCTCTGTTTATTTTAGAGGTCAAGAGTTTGTTGTAAAACAATTAAGTCATGACGCCGTTGGAAAAACGCTATCGAAGGATATTAGAGCGCCTCACATTTATTATACATGTCAGGATGGACGGCAAGACGACGCTATAACAGGTTCTTTTACTTTAGAACAATGCTTAACTCATATCTTTAAAACTGATAACAGAGGCTTTTCATGGGAGATAATAGACCCTTCCAATATACTAGAAAAAGTTCAACAAGAAAACTTTGGAAATAACAACTACTTAACACTTATTGATCAATTATTGGATGATTATGGAGTAGTCGTTATTCCAGATAACCGACACTTAGTATTTAAACCACGTGAAATTTATGGTGCTAAGACGGAAAATTTTATCAGATATAAATACAATACAGACGAAGCAAGTTTTGATATTGATACTCTTTCGTTAAAAACGAAGATTAAAGGATATGGAAAAGTTGATAGTAACGGAAATAACTATTTTTCCCCAATCACATACACTAGCCCGGAAGTAGAAAAATGGGGCATTCGTTGGCAAGAACCCGTTTCAGATGAACGATATACTGTTGCAGGTAACATGCAAAGGCGCCTAAAGCTTGAATTACAAGACTATCCAGCAACAACGGGAAGCGTGATATTGAAGAATGATTATGAGTGTGAAAAAGGTGATTATGTTCTATTTATTTATGAACCGCTTGGCATTGATTATGATGTGCAGATAGTTGCATATAAAAAATACCCATTCACAATAAAAGCGCCAGAAATTACACTTTCAAATAACAAAAAATCGATTGTAGCAATAATGGCTCAATTAGCAAAAGCACTGAAAGGAGCGAAATAGATGTTAAATCTTGAAAAATGGGGAAATACACTTTTTGATTCTAATAAGTATCAGCAGTTTAATGCTAATATGGAAAAATTAGAAAAAGATTCATTAGCAAAAGATGTAGATATAAATGCAACTAATAACAGAATTGATAATGTTGTTTTAGAAGCTAGCGGAAATAATATTACTGAAGTAGTAGATGCTAGAACTAGCAAAAACGGTCAAGTCTACAGCACTTTAAACTCGCGGCTAAATGGTGACTATTCAGCAATTGCAAGTGATTTAGCTGAATCAAATGCGCTACTTCAAGCAGTAAACGAAGAAAATAAAGTATTAAAAAGTAAACTAGATGAATTGTACGGTAATTCTGCATCAAATATTGAGTATTATGTTAGTTCAAATAACGGTAACGATGTAACAGGAACAGGAGCTATTGATGCGCCTTTCAAAACGATTCAAAAAGCTGTAAACATGGTTCCGAAGGTTAAAGTAGGAGGATTTATTTACATTTTTTGCGAACCTGGTCAGTATAACGAAGATGTAGTAGTACAGTCGTTCAGCGGCGCAGAATGCTTTTATATCCAGCCTACAAATCTAGCGACAATCGACCCGACAACTGGACAAACAGGTTTTTTTGTTAAAAGTATTCTGTTTTCTGGCATCATGTTTCAGTGCGTGGTACAAGGACTTAATTCTATGAGTACGGCAGTGAATAATAATTCTACGGTAATTCAGTTTGCAAGGTGCTGGTACGGCACAGTTACTAAATGCCGATTTGACACTAATTTGAAAGCAACTAATATTACAACTGTGCAATACAATCAATCTCGAGGTAACTGTTATAGCAACTATTTTAAAAATCAAAACATTATTATGTCGTCCGAGTACATGGGACATGCTTTATTTGCATCAACAAATACATGCGAAGCAACTTCGAATGTCGGCTTAAAAGCTGCTAGCGGAGGCATTTTGGTTAAGTCTGGTACGCCAGTTTTAAACGCTACTACCGCAGAATTGAAACAAGCGGGAGGTCAGATATTCTAATGACAAATCAAATCTTTAAATCAGCTATTCTTGATTTTTCTGTTAGTGCACAGAACGCTAAAGCTAATGTTCCTCAGATAAGGTTTAGTACGCAAGACTCTGGAGGGACTGCGCGATTAAAGTTTACTGCAAAAAAAGATGATAACAATTTACCACTTTCAAGCGCGGCAGAGGTAACGCTTGCTATGGTATTGTCTGTTGGCAAAAAATACGCAAGTAGCTACATTGTTAATCCAGAAATAATTAACAGAACAGAAGGTGTTTTTGAATACTCATTGACTGATGAGCAAATAAGTCACGACGGACAAGCTAATGCAGAATTGTACGTTAAATATCCAAATCAAACAATGCAAATCAATCGTTTTAGTTTTGTTATTGAAAAAGCGATGATTGATGATAATTTTTTGCCCGTTGCTACCTATTATGTTGAAAAATGGGATGATTACGAGAAAATATTTAACGAAAAAGTGGAAATTCTTCAAAATGAAATTGATGATTTGCAAGGACAAGCTACTGAATTAAAAAACACATTCGATAGTCTTAATCCAGACCAATTTCCCCAAAAAGCAGATTTTGAAAATCATATAAACAACACAAACATTCATGTGACGATGACTGATAAAACGAATTGGAATACAAAAGAAAATACCGCGGGATCACAAGCAAAAGCGGATAGTGCATTAAACTCTGCAAAAGCATATACAGATAGCAAGATGGATAGTTACGGAGCGTGGATAAATGTACCCCTTGCCGCTGGTTACTCAACTGGCGACAGTAGTACACCTCAATATCGGCTTGTAGCAAAACAAACCTCTACCGGTTTGAAAACTTTTGCTGAATTCCGCGGAGCAGTTGCTGGTACATTTATTAGTACAGCAAATAGTACCCTGGCAACAATGCCCAGCGGCACAAGACCAATTGTCACTTATTACGGTGCTGCCGCTTCAAATAACGGGAACGGTGGTCGTATTGCTATTCCCGTTGACGGAAAAATGTTACAAGTATCATCAACGGATAATGCTAATCCTAGCTATATAAGCCTTTCTGATATTAGCTATGAAGTCGGGAACTAGGAGGAGTAAACATGAACTATAAACAGTTTTACACATATGATGAAAATGGCGATTATCTCGAAACAATACTTGTGTTTGAAGATGAAAAAGGTTTAATCAATCAACCGAAAAATTCTACAAATATTGAACCTTCAATAATCGAAAACGGCATAGCAAGAGCAATGTATTATCCAAGCTGGGATGGAAGTATTTGGAAAGAAGACAAGAAAAGATGGGAATCAGAAAATCCAATCATACCAGCAGAAAAAACTGAAATAGAAAAATTAAGAGAGGAATTACTACTCACCCAAGAGGCTTTAGCCGCACTATTTGAAAGTAATTTAGGGTGATGACATGGCTTATATGATACCAATTTATGTGAATTTAGTGATGAATAATCGAAAAACTATTGAAGAAGTTCCTGCGAATTTGCGAGGTCAGGTAAAAGCAAAAGTGGATGAGTTAAAACAAGAACAACAACAAATACAGTCAGAAGAAATAGAAGCCGAATAGGCTTATTTTTTTATGGGGGATGATGAAAATGTATGATGGGCTAACAAAAGTTTTTGATTATGCTTTAGCGAAAGAAATGTTCTTCGCGGCGCTCTTTGTAGCGCTTTTTATAATCTTACTAATTATCACAAAAAGAATTTGGGATGATTCAAAAATTGTAAGAATAGAAATGAAAGAAGAACGCGAAAAAGTGGAGGAAGAACGAGAGAAGCGTAATAAGGAATCGAAAGAAGAGAGAGATAAATTTATAAGTACGATGAACGAACAACAGCGATTAATGGATAGGCAAAATGACATGATGAAACAGCAACAACAATCAATTGACAGCCTGTCTAAATCAGTCGGAAAGTTAGCTCACAAAGTAGATTTATTGGAACACAAAATAACGAAGTAAAGGATGATAGAAATGGAGTTTGGAAAAGAGTTACTAGTTTACATGACATTTTTAGTAGTTGTAACACCTGTGTTTGTTCAGGCGATTAAGAAGACGGAGTTAGTCCCGTCTAAGTGGCTTCCGACTGTTAGCATACTTATTGGTGCTATTCTTGGCGCATTAGCAACGTTTTTGGATGGCTCTGGATCGCTTGCAACGATGATTTGGGCAGGCGCTTTAGCAGGAGCTGGTGGTACTGGATTATTTGAACAATTTACTAATCGAAGCAAAAAATATGGAGAGGATGATAAGTAATGACAAGTTATTATTATAGTAGAAGTTTAGCGAATGTAAATAAGTTAGCAGACAATACTAAAGCGGCAGCTAGAAAATTGCTAGATTGGTCTGAAAGCAACGGAATTGAAGTATTAATCTACGAAACAATTAGAACGAAAGAACAACAAGTCGCAAATGTTAACAGTGGAGCGTCTCAAACAATGCGCTCTTATCACCTGGTAGGACAAGCATTAGACTTTGTCATGGCGAAAGGTAAAACGGTCGATTGGGGTGCTTATCGTTCAGACAAAGGCAAGAAATTTGTGGCAAAAGCGAAGTCCCTTGGATTTGAATGGGGCGGTGATTGGTCTGGATTTGTAGACAATCCGCACCTTCAATTTAATTATAAAGGCTATGGGACTGATACTTTTGGAAAAGGAGCTAGTACTAGTAATTCATCTAAACCGAGCGCAAATGCGAACAAGAACAGTCTAGGATTAGTAGATTATATGAATTTAAATAAACTGGATTCAAGCTTTGCGAATCGCAAAAAACTAGCGACAAGTTACGGAATTAAAAATTACAGTGGAACAGCAACGCAGAACACAACATTATTAGCGAAGTTAAAAGCAGGAAAACCACACACACCAGCAAGCAAAAACACATACTACACAGAAAATCCACGAAAAATTAAAACACTAGTACAATGTGATCTATACAATTCAGTAGACTTTACAACAAAAAACAAAACCGGTGGCACATATCCGGTTGGCACAGTCTTCACGATTTCGGGGATGGGGAAAACGAAAGGCGGGACACCTCGCTTGAAAACGAAATCTGGTTACTATCTCACTGCTAACACGAAGTTTGTTAAGAAAATTTAATTGGTAAGTTATTAACTGAGGAATAAAACTAGTAGCTTATACAATTTTAAAATTAAAAATGTATAAGCTACTAGTTTATTTATTATATTAGCTTCTCTAACTGCAATGTAAGGGTTTACTTTTTTTCAATAAGACTCGAAAATGGTTTTTCGGGAAACTTTTCTAATTGAGAACCAGGTGAATATATGCCTATATTTCTGTCTAAGGGGAGATGATCCAATGGGCGGCTGGTATTTAAAGAAATGTCATATTTTTTGAGTTTATGCTCCATTCGGCAACGATTGTAGTCTAAAAAGTCTTTAATCTTCAATTGAGAAGCAAGAGATAGTTGTAAATACTTATCGTTAACTTTCAAAACAAGGTCTAGGATATCGTTTCCCATATTCAAACATTCAGTTTCACTAGGCAAATAACCTTGATGTACTACTTTATTCCTTAGACTAGTATGTTTATTTTCGACTTTATCACTACATATTTCATTAAATAACGAGGCATAAGCAGTAAAAAATGCTCCTTTAATCCTCTCTGATGTCTTAACACTTTTTAGAATACTATCAACTGCATCCATATCGCGTAAAAGATGGTAATAAAAAGCAGAAACAAACATTTTCATATAACTCTCATATCCAGAGTAAAGCATAAGAAAACATTCGGAATAATTTTTTTCATTAAATGATTTAATCGCATTTTGAAATAGATAATCTGATTTTGGAGTAAATACCGCAAGTCTAAATTTGTGACCTCTGTCACATTTTATTTCACAACAATTAAAAAAAGCTTCATTAACTTCAACTACTAAAAAAGTATCAATATAATCATTAGAACATTTCGGACAGTGAATGGATTCTTCCATCTTTATAGCCACCTTCTATATAATGTTTTTTTTAAATCAGAAAAGTAAAATGGTTAATCTCCTAAAAGATTATTTCTGCACCTTATGTTCTTTTATAAGTTGTTCTAGTTCTTCCAAGTCTTCTAAAGTGGCTTTTTTCTTAATAAAAGATCGCGCAGCTGAACGGCTTTTTAAATAATTTGCATGTTCCTTGTTTTTTTCTTGCCAGTTTTTGTTTGCTTTCAACTGCGCATCAGAAGTTGTCTTTTCTTTCAATTAAATCACTTCCTTTTTACGAGATATACTAAGCAAGATAACGTCACAAGAATAGCTATTACAGTTAGAACAGTGTTTTGAAAGTAGCTAGCTAACCCATTTACAGCAATAACAATTAATATAATCCAGATATATTTATTCATAATTTATGAAAGACGTGATATACTTTTAATAGAGGGAGGGGAATTTCACCCCTCTGAATTTACTTGTCCTTGTTTTTATCTTTCTTGCGTAATGTTATCAGCGCTACTGCAAGAGTGATAATTTCGAGGACTGTTTTTATTTCCTCTAACACATCCTTCACTGTCTCAACTCCTTTCTATACTTATATTATAATACATGTATTATACAAAGTCAAACATTATTTTATTTTAATCCTATTTACCGCTTGATTTCAAGAACGTTTGTTCGTATAATGTGTACAAGAGGTGACGGAAATGTATAATTTAATTGATGATATTTTAGAACATTCAATAGTTTTAGCAGATGCTCTCAAGCGTAATTGGTCAATAGAAGTACTGTTTTTAAAGAACAATCATCACATGCGATACAAGTATGTAGTTCCGGTCCACATTGATTACGAAAAACATATTGTACAGCTTGAACGCTTTGATGAACGAATAATTGACATTAATATAGAAGATATTATTTTTTGCGAGGTTATGACATGAGATTATATAGCTTTAATGATTTTAAGTATATTTGTTACGTTGAAGGGAAGAAAGGGGCAGTGGAGAAACTATTTTCAGACATATTTGAAACGAAAAAGTTAAAAGCCTTTTGTAGAAAAGTGGAGAAGAAAGATATAGATTTAAAAACTATTTATCAAGAGTATTTAACGAAACAGGAAATTAAGCATAATTGAAAAATAAAGCGACTTCCTTCTATAGTATATGAGAAGGAAGTCAAAAACACCTTATTAACACCTTAACTAAATAACACTAGATAATATTAGATAATATTTTATACTTAACAGGTTAAATGAAATAGCATTTAAAAACACAACAAGAAACGGGGAAGAACGCGGTGATATTGCCATTTCTTCCATGGTAAGGAAGGGGTCGTCGGTTCAAATCCGACAAGTGGCTTAAATAATATATGGATAATTTGTATGTTTCGCTAGTATGCGAGGCTTTTTTTATTGTTTAAAAGAATAATGATTTTTATTATGGATATCTTGAATAGGTAGTATAAATCGATTATACTATGGGTATAATAACAGAACGGGTGGGGTGTTTTTTTGAAGGAGAAGAAGCAGCGGATTATTAAGTCGGCTAAAGAGGTGTTTCAAAAACAAGGGTATTTGAAGACGTCTGTACAAGATATGGTTGATGCAGCTGGGATTTCTAAAGGGACTTTTTATAATTATTTTACATCGAAAGAGGAACTGGCAATTGTGATTTTTAAGCAGGAATATTCAGTTTTGCATCAGCGCTTGGAGTATACGATGGCGCAGGATGGAGCGAAGAAGGATAATTTTACGGAGTGCTTGAAGATTATTATTCATTTTTATACGGAGAATGGGGAGATATTGAATATTACTTTTTCTCAGACGATGATTGATGATGATTTTAATGCGTTTTTACAGAATGTTCGGCTGAAAAATATGGAATGGGTTAAATATCAGTTGTTAGAGGTTTACGGGGAGGAAACGAAGCCGTATATTAATGATATTACGATGCTACTTAGTGGTATGGCAGCGATGTATGTCTTTGCTAGTGGTAGCAAGAATGTTAACACAGGGCTGATTGAGCGGGCGATTCCTTATGTTGTGAGAAGACTTGATGCGCTTGTTAAGGATATTTTGGAGAGTGGAGAGATTGTATTTACGGAAGCGGATACGGAAAACCTTGTGCCAGACCAAACGATGATACGGAAGAAGCGTTTGGCTAAACTCCGGGAAGCGCTTGAGGAGCTTAATGTTGGAATTGAGAATGCGGATATTGCTGATTCGGATAAATGGCAGTATAAGGAATCGATGAATGCACTTGTTGGTGAGATTAATAATAATGAGGCGCCAAGAGATTTCATGGTTCAAGGAACGCTACTCTATCTTAAGCAACATGTACCGGCTAGTTTGACGAAAGAAGTAAATAAATTAGAGGCTTGTGTGAACGGGCTTTTATAA